TGTCTCTTGATCTAATGAGGCCATGTGGTTGTCTCTATATCCTTATTATAACATATTTTTGACTAAAAGTCAAGTGTTTTTATTGGTATTATTACCGCTTCTTTTTAGCAGTCCTCGCTGCCTTTTTGAACGCTGAGGCTTTAGGAGCACCTTTAGCTCCGGGTTTACGCATCTTTTCGCCAGATCCTGCGGCAATACGCTTGCGTTTAGCGTTGATGTTACTGTATAGTCCCCTAGGCATGGCTACTTTTTAACCTTCTTCTTTTTCTTCTTGGGAGGTCTTCCTACTGTACTTCCGTATGTTCCCGGTCCTTTTGGCATAGCTATCTCCTTACCATTTTACTTTGTTTGCCCAATAAGCCGCAGAGCATTTGCCCTTGGCTATGTTTTTAGCGTGACGAGCCTTAAAGGACTTACGCCTCGCCTTCTCCTTAGCGCTCTTAGGATCTTTCCCAGCACCGCTAACTCCTTGTTGTCCAAATCGTATAGTCTTAACTTTACCGTCGTCACACTTAGCCACAACTACGTGTGACTTTGTAGGGTGATTAGGAGTCCTCTTTGGCTTGTTGAAGCCGCTTACCCCTGCTCGTGCTAGTCTTGGATCCTTTTCCTTGCTCATTGACCTTGGCCTCCAGTTGGTCTAGCTTGGTTTGGAGTAGCTCCAGTTTGTTGAACTGGTCTTGGAACGCTTGGTTGATTTGGTCTAGGAACTTGGTCATTTCTACTTGTGTCATTAGCACGGGGTGTTGCTCCTCTAGATGCTTGGTTGTTTAGATTTTTCTCTTTTAACGCTACCTCAGCAATCTTCATCCTACGCTCAAACTCTTTATCGTCTGCGTCACCCTCTTTCAAGTTGCGTGTGATTGCCTCAATCTTTTCAATCTCAAGCTCCTGCGGTGCAAGCTGTGTTTCTACAGTGTACTTACCTGCTCTTGCCTGAGACTCTGACGCTTGTCCTTGTAGTGCTGCGGTCTGTGCTTGCTGGAACTCAATCTGTGCTTGTTGTGCCACTTGAGCCATCTGCTGTGCCTGTGGATCGGGCTGACCTGCTTGTTGCATCGCTGCTATAAGCTCCTCACGGTTACTGAGGTTCATGTTATCAATGATGCTCTGGATCAACACAGGGTACAGTGGACTGTCTTGTTGCATGGTCTGCAAGAGTTGCACCAACTGTGTAACCTCGTACTCACGGGCAATAATACCTAGAGTACTCGTAGCGTTGAACTTGTAGTCAGCTACGGGGTAGTTCTCAGGGTCAAACTGCATGTACCTGTGTGCAGCTTTGGTTACAAACGGAAGCAGGAACGACTGTTGGAAGTTTATGAGAGTACGTTTATGACGCTTAATAATAGCACCAAGAGACATACTAATACCAGCAGCGGTTGCTTCGCCATTGACTTGCCCTGCAATACCTGCGGAATCCACGGCTCCAGTTGCTTGTTGCACCATTTGTTGAAGGCTTGCAGCTTGTGCAAAGGTAATTTGGCCCACTTGACCAAAGTTGAAAGGCTGCAGTACTTCACGAGGATCTCCGTTAGTTAGTATCATTTTACCGGGGCGTACTTCTGGTCTAGCGCCTCTAGGGAGCCTAGTAGCGTCAATAGCCAGCATGGGGTGAATAGTGAGTGACAAGGCGTCAATACGTGCTCGTAGCTCTGTGTCTAGAGCTTTCTGAGAATTATAGCCCTTCTCACACACACCACGGCCCCAGAATCTTCCGGGTACTACGTCCCAAGGGAACGCAACAATAGGTCTATCGTTCATCATGTAAGGGTTAGCTTCTGCCTTGAGAAGAGTACCACCGTTAGCTATAACTACTATAGCCTCAACGTAACGTGAGTCTTCTTCTACGTCTACGTCTTCAGCCTCTAACAACTCACGAGGCACGAGTCCGTAGTACTTTGTTAACCTCACTTTGTCGTCGTTGTACAGAGACATATCTTGGTCAGGCTCTAGGTCACTGTCGGGAGCAGCAGACTCAATCACAGCCTCCTTGTACACTCCTTGCTCCTGTAGCATCTCTACGCTGTGCTTAGACACAAACTCGTCTATAGCGACACCTAGGGCATCCTCTACGGACGTAGCTACAGGGTCAATTAGGAAGTTCTGAGGCAACACAGGCTTTAGCTTAACTACAACCCTGTCGGTAATGTTGACACCCACTGCGGTCAACTGTCCGTCCATGAGTGGCTGAGTAGCAGGAGCCATTTCCTTGATTTCTTCTAGCGTTATTTCACCCATGCCTGTGCCAAACACAGCAGAGTTAATCAGGCACTCAGCAACAGCCTTACGTACCTTACAAGACTCAAAGTCTTCTGTGAGTTTCTTACGGAGGTAAGCTATGTCTTGAGGGTCTTGGTCGTTAGCGTCGTCTTTTATGTCAAACCACTTACCTCTACCAAACGTGGCTTCTTCTAGCTCTGCTACGTTAGACTCTACAGCCTGTTGTAGTGCAGGAGATATAATCCTAGACCGCTCAGAACCTCTCTCAGAGTCAGCAGGATCCCATTGTCCTCGCCAGAGCCTGTAGTACTCTTCAAACTTTTGCTCGTAGTTTGACTCGTAGTGGTCACGCCAGTTTTCACACTTGGTCATCACCCACTCTTCCAGAGACTCCTCAATCATCAGAGGGTCTGGGCTGTAAATATCTTCTGCCATCTTGGGTTCCTTAAAGTACGGCAATAGTGTACCCTAGTGTAAAAAACACTAGAGCACTGATTGCGTATATTCCGTAGGTATTGAACGGTCTGAAAACTCTCATCTAGTATCCTGCTATTACGTCTAGTACTTCGTGGTCATCTATTTCAAATTCGTAACTGTACGCTACTTTAGCTACTTGGTCTATGTACGCCAAGGCGTCAATCAAGTCATCGTGAGTCAGGGCATCAGGAAACTGGAACAGTTGGTCCAAGAACCTAGCGTTCCAATCCCCTTTCTTTAGCGTTACAAAGTTGTTCTCAAAACGCCCCTGTAGCGCCCACATAACCCTGTCAGTCTTCTTCTTGTTACCGTGGGTTAACTCTTCTACCCTGAAGAACTGCCCGTAGCGCTTCATGAGGTCCATCAGAGGACTCATTACGGCTTGCTTTGCGATTCCTCGTTCAATACCAACGCTGACGGGTCTGTAGTCTCTAACGGCCTGAAAAATCTTGGTGGCAGTCTCGTTAAGATCCCACCTCCCATGTATAATGTTATCAACGTACCAACCATCAGTACCAACTTTAACAACAGCGATTGCGGTTTCATCAAGTTTACTGTTCTTCGTCCGTTTCTTGTTTACGTCCTCAAATCCAGCGAGGTCAACTGCGATGTAGTAGTCTCCTTCGTCTGGTTCTTCTCCAAACTGGACCCACTCTTCTTTGAACATCTCTGAGCCTCTGGCTTCAAACGAGGCCATGAACTCTTGTCTGAAGGCGTAACTTGACATTGACTTCTTCGCCATGTTGATTTCAGACGGGTCCAAGATTGGGTTGTCGTAGCTGGTGAAATGCCAGCCCCTGTAAGTCTCATCGTCACCTAACTCTGCGTACTTGTACAATTCGTAAAAGTGATTACGTCCCATAGGCGTACCTATGAACATCGCTGAACCCTTTTGGTCAGCTAGTGCTGGACGGAGGATCTGCTCCCATACGTCAGGCTTCATGTCTGCGTACTCGTCCATCACGAGAAACTTCAAGGACACACCACGCATTGTCTCTGGCCTATCGGCTCCTTTGAGACTAATGGTGGCCCCGTTGACCAGCTTGATCTGCAGGTTGTTGATGTGAGAACCTGAGATTACAGGGTGTCCTAGCTCCATCAGGGTCTGCCACATGATGTCACGGGCTTGTCCCTGTGTGGGCGCAACGTAAAAAACTTGCCCTTTGTCTGTCTGTAGGGCGTTAATGATTAGCATCCATGCTGCTAGACGAGACTTCCCTGTCCTTCGTCCAGCGGCTACTACCTTAAACCGTGTTGGGTCAGAGTAGACTTCCTGCTGCCACGGCAACAGTTGTACGTTTAAATTAGCCAACCGTTACTTTTTTCTTTTGGGCTTACGGCGAGCTTCAACTTGAGGCGGTATTGTCCTTGATGGACCAGAACCCACTTGAGGCCGTGGATCTCTAGAACCCCTTTTATTTGTTCTTGTTCCTTTGCCCCTAACTGTTCTTCCTGATCTTCGTACTGGCATAACATTCTCCTTAATGGTTTAGTCTACCCACTTACTGTCTTCTTCGTCGTAAACACCGTCGTTGTTGGTGTCACACGTACGCTTCCACAAAATCATATCAAAGGTCAAACCTTCGTGCCACGGTACATAAGCCTTACACCACTCATGTGAGCCTTGTGCTACTTCGTCAGTACCGTCTACGTCTGGAACGTAGTCTCTTGTAGACCAAGGAGACTGAGAACGGAAGATTACGTCATCGTTATTCATTGTCTGTTTACTAAACATAGAACTATTACTAATATAAATTTCTTGTCCTTTTTCTACTGTGTACGTAGACCCGTCCTCGTAGTTAATAACTGTTTGACCAAAAAGTGCTGATGAACAAAAAATCAAAGAGGCTAATAGGTACTTAATCATTGTTTTGTTTCTCCTAAAAAGTTTAGTAAAGCCAAAGCACCGGAGCAGAACCCCGTGTGTCTACGTGAATAAAGTCACTAGCGACGCCTATACCCGTAAAGCCCATCTGAAGCGCCTCTCTTATTATACTGTACCGTTGAGCAGAGTTAGTTATTTTTATGTCTGCCGCTATTCCTTGCGAATGTGTTCCCGGTACATCTTTTTTAGCTTCTATGGGGTGGGTAGGGCTACGAAAGCCACTAGTGATAACAAAAGGAAAACCACAACGATCCCTAAGTTCATCTATCTTTTCCATGAACTCAGGTTCCATGTTGTTCTCACCTGTGTGTTGACAGTTGAACTCAGCTACTGTGAAGTATCTCAAGAAGTTTTAGTCCTCAAGTACTCAAAGAACAGTGCAGATTGGTCTTCAACACTACGTTCTGCTTCGTCAATCAGCAAGTTCGCCTTCGATAGGCTGACCCTCTTCACCGCCGTCAGTAATAGTTGTAGTTCCAACACCAGTGATGTTAATCTGGATTGCACTTCTGCCTCCATCTTTGACTATCTCCTTCTCAAATGCAGCAACAGGAAGAATACGATCCATAACTAACTTCCACGCTGCTGCTTGGTTCTTATGTTCTGGGTCTAATGCTGCATCAAATATAGAATCCATCACGGCACGAGAACGAGGAGAGTTTAACATCCTTGCCTTGTACTCATTTATGATGGCTGCATCACCCTTTGGCCTACCTACAGCCTTTCTGCCTCCTTTTTTCTTAGAGGAAACAGCAGACTTCTTAGGGCGACCAACAGGATTACCTGAATGTTTGTCGTTATCCATACTATATAGACTCAACCTAGTTGGGTTTTTTGGTTCTTTTCTTATATTTGTCTATGTGTTCCTAATTATTTGTAGTTAGGAGTAGTACATATCTCTATTGTTCTGTATATATGTATTATTATACCACATTTTTGTACAAAAGTCAAGAAGAATTTACAAAAGATGTAAAATTACCTGCCCGACAGTGGATTTACAGTGCAGATTCTGTGTAGTTACAGTGCAGATTACACAGTTCTAGTTAGTAAGCACTAACTTTTTAATAAATAAGGACAATTTACTAGAATTACTATGACCTAATTTGACCTTTTTTTGTGTCTAGGCAGGACCACCGCCGCGAAGATCTGCAAAATCCCCTCCCCGGCCCCAATACTGTACAGATATACAGTACTGTACGTCTATACAGGTAATCGAGAATGGGGAAGAATGAGAGTCGAGGAAGGTGCTTCATAGACCCAACACCAACGACCAGCAGAGAGCGATACAGAGCCACACAGAGCCTATAAAAACTTAAATGCATTTAAGGTTTATTTGTCTTTA